CACCGTGCCGACCGTGCTTTGCTGACCCCATGAGAGTGTTGGGTTGTTGTCGGAGACGGTGACCACCGCCGGACGGGTGGCGTTCGGATCCGCAAACTCCGGCATCCGGTCGATGGCAGCCTGGACGATGGCGTCCGCCACGCCGTCCTTCAGCTTCTCGGAGCCGATGGAGGCGTTGGTCACGTTGTAGCCCGTCACCGTCCGTGCGATGCTGGTGATCGCGTTCGTCAATTTGACGCCGGAGATCTTTTCTTTGACGAAATCATACTCCAGTTCAGAGACCACCAGCTGCGCGTCCAGGTCGATCTCCGGATCCTGCACCCGCACCGTGTCGTAGAGCAGCACGCTGAGCAGGTCTTTCAGCGCTGCATATTCCACCGTGTTCTCCAGCTGCTCCAGCTGCACGGTGATCTCCAGCACCGGTTCGTTGACCTTGTCCACGCTGTAGCGGTCGCCCGCCCTGGCGCGCATCTCGGCATAAAGATCCGTATCTGTCCAGATTGTGCCGTCGCCGCTGTCGTCCTTCGCCTTGCCGATCTGGCCGTTGACGCGCAGCGTCTCCATGTACGTCACCGGGAACTGCCCCCGGTTCGGCGCGTCCACCCATTTCTCAGGAAGGTAGAGATCTGCGCCTCCGGCGTCCTTGGCCACCGGCATGATCCGGGTGATCAGTCCGTCGGTCTTTTCGACCATGTTGATGCCGTTGACGTTGTTTCCGTAGGTGATCCGGTAGCCGGTATTGCGCTCGGCCTTTTTCATCACGAACAGATCCCAGTTATCCCGCCGGAACTGTGCGTCGAAGGCCGGCACAATGCCGGTATCGGGGTCAAGCAGGCAGAAAAGCCCGTTTTTCCCGTTGAAGCTGCCGCTGTAGGTGCCCAGGTTGTCGCCGTAAAGGTTGGATGCGATGGTGCCCTTGTACTTCATCCGCAACCCGGAGGTCACCTTCGAGATCGCCATGGCCGGCGACACCTGGTTGACGGTCACGTTTTTGACCAGGATGCCCTTGAGATCGTTCGAGACGTGCACCCCGCTGACGCTGACCTGGTGGTTTTTGCGATCCACGCTGACCGTCTTGATCCGGAAAAGCTGATCGGTCACCACCCTGGGCGGCACCTCGCCGGGCGAGATATGACGCACGAATTGCACCGATGTGACCTTGATGTAACCGATCACGCCGCTCTCGGTGCACAGCTTGATCCACCCGTCCGCCGCGGGCTCCACCAGGTACAGCAGCGTGCCCTGCGTCAGGGTCGCCAGCACAGGCGAACCGCCCGTGGTGCCGCTGATCTGCGTCCACCAGGCGCTGTTGCCCGGCGGCACCATGCGCTCGCCGCTGGATGCGTCGAAATAAGTGCAGCGGTAATTGCTGCCATTGTCGCTGACCTTTGAGCCGACGGTGTAATTCGTATAACCGTCCCATTGTGGATAGCTGACATCCGTCGGCTCGCTGGGCCCTTCGCGCAGCTCGCCGGTCTCCACCGTCACTTCGTAGAGGTCAGCATCCACGCCGGTGAAGGCGCTGTCGATGGTTTCCCGCGGCACCGGCAGCCGCACGATGGCCTCGCGTTTCAGGTGCTTCCATTTCCCCCACGGATCCATGGGATGGATCATTTCGAAGCTGTACTCGCCGCCGGCCACCTGCCGGATCGTGCCGGAAAGCGGCATCAGCGCCGCGACGCCGCTGCCGTCGAAGCTGGTGGCAAGCGGATCATAGACGCAAATCACAGGAACCGCTCCCTCCTCTCCACGGTCGCGGCGTTCCATCCGGAGCCGCCGAAGGTGGTATCTCCGACCTCCAGCACCGGCCAGTAGCCGGTTGTCTTCGCCATCAGGCTGGTGCTGCCGGAGGTGACCATCTGCGAGGCGCTGTCAATGACCAGCGCGGTTCCGTTGCCCGCGCCGGTGATCACCAGCGACTTCCCGCCGACCTGCAGCGTCACGTTGGCAGCGCTCGCCACCAGGTGGATCAGCGGATACTCGGCCACGTCGCCGTTATTCCGCAGCGATCCGCCCCGGCTGACGCTGCTGGTCTGCTCGCGAAGCCGTTCTTTTAACGGCTGGCAATAAAATTGCACCTCGCCCTGCCAGATGTCCAGATTGCGGCTCAGTCGGTTGAGCGTGACCGCGCCGATCACCCGCGCCAGCTGGCGCTTGTCCGGTTCTCCGGAAAACGTGACGTAGCCGCTGCCGCGCAGCCAGGCCTTGACCTGCCGGCAGCGGTACGCGCCAAGCACGGAGATGGTTGCGGTTTGGATATAGGAGTTATAGATGTTCTCACCATCGACCGCTGTCAGATCTCCGCTCCGGCCCGGGATCTGGATGTGCTCCACGCGCTCCTCGGGCCACACGATGGGCACCGGCCCGCGCAGTCTGACGCCCATGCTCCGGCAGTCGATGCCGTTCCAGATGAAGTAGCTCTGCATAAGATCAGCTCCCGAAACCGGCCATGGCGCGCTGGTTCCGCGCAGCGATGGCCTGCGCCAGTCCGGCGGCGTCCATGCCGTTGTTCATGTACATGGATTCAACGTAGAGATTTGAAGAGAAGCTACGGCTCGCGGCCTCGCGCGCGCTGACGATCTGCTCGCCCTTGTGGAGGATGGCAGGATAGCCGTCCCATGGGACGAAGTTCAGCCCGTTCGCATGCATGAATGCCTCCGTCCCGGAGGTATATCCGCCGCCCCATCCGGGAGGCAGGTCCAGCCGCACGGGGATCGTCACGGTGCCCACCTGCGCGGCGACCTGATCCGCAGCGTCCGGTTCGGCCTGAGGCTCGACCAGCACAGGGAAGGCTTCCTCGCCGAAGATTTCGGACAGGTGTCCCTTGTCAAGTGTCCAGTCGTAGTCGTCATCCAAGCCCTGGCCTTTCAGCCCAAGCCGACGTCCTGCCCTTGTGGGCGTTCCGTCCGCGTGATAAAGGTCGCTTTCCTCGGCGTCGCCGCCGCTGGGCGTCAGCAGCACAGCCGCGCCGGCAAGCCATGGCGCGGCCTTCGCAGCACCAGCAAGCAGATTGCTGAAGAAGTGCCCGCCGCCCGCTGCGCCAGCCGCAGCGCCCCCGCCTTCGACCAGCCCGGTGCCGCTCAGGCTGAAGCCTTTCACGCCGTTGACCAGCTGCAGCACCTGCAGCGCGCCGCCGGTGAGCTTCAACCCGGCCCAGCCGATCACGATGCCCTTCAGAGCGCCGATCACGCTATCCTTGTTATCGACAAGCCACTCCAGGCCATCGACAATCGTATTGAACACGCCGACGAACCCATCGACCACCTGCGCGGGGTCGATGGCTGTCAGGTCTTCAAACAGCCCGGAGACCGCCGTGCTCAGGTTGTCGAGCATCTCCTGCCCCTCGGGGGTCTGCAGGTAGTCCATCACCTGCGAGAGCAGATTGCTCAGGGCGTCCGCCACCGCAGTCAGGCCGGGAGCCAGGCCGCCGAGCACTTCGTCCTCCAGCTGGGTGAAGTTGTTCTTCAACTCGCCCATGCTGTCGTTCAGCGCCGCGAGGTTCTCCGTGGTATCCTCGCTGGACACCGTTACGCCAGCCAGCGCTTCGTTGTATTCGTCCACGTTCTTGTAGGTGGCGAAGAGGGGCACAAGATCCTTCCAGCTTTTCCCGTAAAGCGCCGTGGCGGCCGCTTCCTTGTCAAAGGCGTCGCCCATCTCCATGAGCCGCTGACCCGCCATCCAGAACAGTTCGTCCGGGTCTTTGGATGCCCACACTTCCACGGCCTCCTCGGACTTCCCGCCGAACTCTTCCGTCACCAGACCGAGCTGCTTCAGGTTCTCAATGACCTCTTTGGAGTTCCTGCCGACGCCCCGCTTCAGCCGATCCTGCGCGGAGAGCATGCTCTCCACGGAAGTGTCCATGCCGCCCTCCACCAGCGCTTGCATCCGCTTGAAGGTCTGCAGATCGATGCCGTACATCTGCGCCAGGGTGGCCGTATCGTCCGCTGCCGCCGCCCGGTCGAGGATCTCATCGAAGAGCGCCTGACCCAGCTCCAGCGCCTTTTTCGCCGCGCTCTCCAGCCCGGTCGTGATCTTGTCGATCCCGCCGATCACCGCGTCCAGGCTCACCTTTTTGTTGATGCCGTTGACGCTGGCCGTCAGCTGGTCGGCGGAGCTTGCGGCCGTCTGCTGCGCGCCGGATAGGTTGTTGATCTCCGCCGTTGTGTTGTACATCGCCGTCTGGGCGGTCACCAGCTGCTGCTGCATTCGCTGGTAGGCGGCATCTGTCGGCTGCACACCATTCTGCTGCAACTGCTTCAGCGCGGCCTGCGCCTGCTGGATCACGGTTTTCTGGCTCTTCAGCTTCTGCTCGAGCAGCTGGCTCTTCTGGCTCATGTACTGCTCTTTGTCGCCGGTGGCCTTAAACTGCGCTTCGTTGCGCTTCAGTTCCTGGTCAAGAGTTTTGACGGAGGACTGCGCCTCTTTCATCGCGGCCTTGTACTGCGCGATGCCGGTCACGCTCAACCGCGTGCTGATGTCTGCCATTTCTGTCACTCCCTCCTGATCCCGAAGCGCACGTCGTCATAGTCGCGCTTGTAAATAAAATAGTCGAGGATCTCCCCCGGCATCATGTCCTGCATTTCGCTGTACCTCAGCCCGGCGATCAGGCCATAGCCGATCACCTTTCTGGCTGTCAGTCGGTACTCTCTTTTTTTTTGCGGATCTCCTCAAGCCCCAGGTCGCGCTCGCCCTCGCTGCTGCTGTCCGTCTCCATGAACCAGCTCGCCGTGATCGCTGCCATCAGGGCCGCCCGATGCGCTTTGATGTAGAGCGGCGGGATGTTCTCCAGCAGCCAGTCCTCGGTGAGGTCCGCGTCCTCACCGGCAGCCCTCAGTCCCTCGTTTCCCAGGATCCTGAGCGCGTGGATCACCACGCCGCTGATTTTCCTGCTCTTCCGCAGCTGATCCATCAGCTCGTTGCAGTCCATGTCCATCTCGCTCTCGATCTGGATCTGGACGCGCATATCGTATTTCAGGGGGATCTCGCGCCCGCCAATGTTGACGCTCACCCGGTGGATCATGTTCGGCAGGATGCCGTCCCGCTGATCCTTCGCCTGCTCCTTCAGCTCAATGTTGACAGGCGATAACTGCTCCTTTGTCGCCATATGCCCTCCGATACGAACCATGGGGAGAGAGGATCGCTCCCCCCTCCCCGTGATTCATCAGCTAATGTTCGCCTTGTTGTTCAGCCATGCCTCAGCGTCGGCCACCGTGCCGAACTTCTTCACAATAAAGAATCTCGCCTTGCCGGTGGCGTCCAGGTAAACGCCGGATCCGGTGATGTTGCTGGTGTCATGCTGCCAACTGATCTGCCGTTCCTTGGTATGCGCGTTCGCATAGGAGCCGGGCGTAAACTGGGCTTTATGAAACCAGAAGGCCCGGATATTGGTCGTGGTTTTGTTCAGCATCACACGCACATAGCCGAAACCGAACGGCGGCGCGGCGCCGTCGACTGCTTCGTACTCGACATTGTCGCCGGTGCCATTTACTTCCCAGCCGTACAGCTTCGCGGCGCTGGCTTCGTCGATGTAGTTGTTCTCGAGCGTTCCGCTGTAGCCGCTGATGCCGTTGTCGTTGTCCAGCATAATGCCTTCGCCCCAATCGGGGTTGTCGTTGTACTCGAACGTGATGGAGGCGTCAACCGCAGGGCCAACCTTAAAACCCGCGCCGTAAGTGATCGCGGCTCCGTCGGTGTGGCTCTGAATCGGTGCTGCCACCAGGTGCAACATTCCTACAGCTCCCATTTGTGTTTCCTCCCGTTATTTCGTAATCTGTTCGATGCGCTCCTCCGCGGTTTTCCGCATCGCTTCCTCCGCGGCCTTGCGCCCCTTGCTGGCCGCCCGCCGGAAGATCGGCTGCTTTTTCATGAAGCTTGTGCCGCTGTTGATCGCGCGAGCAATCAGCATGACAGGCTTGGTCTTTCCGGCCACGTCGGCGTAGCCGTTCCCGGTCGGGCCGACGAGCGTTTCCACCTCGCTGCCGCTTCCCTGAAACTTCGCAATGCCGATGCTGCCCTGCAGCGCAGCTTTTTCCTCCGGGCTTGGCAGGCGCTGGCGGCCGTTGAAGGCGTAACGGAACGGCTCCGTGCGGATGCTTTCGATCTCTGCGGTTAAGGTATCCGCCAGCGTGCCCGCGCCGTCAAACAGGGAGGCCTTGCTAATCCCTTCGATTTCTTCGGCGATGGTTTCAAACATCTGCAGCTCGCTGTCCAGCCCAACGGTGACCATCTGCCCTGCCATCAGCCCGCCTCCGTTTCAAAAACGTACTCACGGTGGAGCATCCGCGTCGCGCTGTCCACGCTCTGGTCGTTCAGGTACCAGGCGCTCTCGCAATGATCCTCCAGGATCGCCTCGATGGCCGCCCACAGCGCCGGGCGGTTGCCCTGCGTGTAAAGATCTACAGAGCCCTGCAAGGCCCGCGCTTGCTTCAGGTTGTCCCCGTCATCGCTGGGCGCTTCGAAGTCAATCTGCACGATGCCGTAATCGCCGCGCGGCCTGGTGGCCCATTCGTACTCCGCAATCGGGATCTGCCCATTGTTAAGCAGGTCATCCCTTAAATCTTCATACACCCGGGCTCACCTCCACCGCGTTTCCGGTCACCCGCTGCAGCGTCAGCTCGATCTGGTCACCATCGTTCACGTAGGTGCGCAGCACGCGCCACCGCTCGTCGCGGAAGTCCACCAGCTTTTCGCCATGGTACTCGAACGCGTGCGCAAGGATCAGCTTCAGCTCAGGGTTCAGCCCCGCGGCCTGCGCCTGATAAACCTCAGTCTGCCCCACGCTGCGCACGTTGCAGTACACCCGGCGGACGCTTTCCTGGCGTTCGTCAAAGATGCCGTGCGCGCCTGGGATCTCCGCGATCAGGTCACACACATCCGCCCGAACCATCAGCCCACCTCCGTTTCGTAATTGGTGTAGCCGGAGGCGTGCATCATGGTGACGATCTGATTCTCCCAGCTGGCGACAAGCCTGTCATGATCCGCGGGGCTTTGGAAGTTTGCGCGGGCGTAGGTCTTCACGGCCTGCAGCAGCAGCGCGTCCCCCGCGTCCACCAGTTCATCGACCAGTATCCCGCGAGTTCTCATGTCCGCCAGCGCGGCATCGATCAGATCCATGATCTCGCTGTCGTAATCGTCCACCGTCACCGCAAGCGACAGCTTCACGGCGTCCAGCATTGTCGTGTCCGCCATTCTCCTCACCCCCTAACGGACATGGCGGAGGCATTGCTGCCCCCGCCCCTGTGGTTACTTATTCGCGGCCTTCCCGACTTTCTCGGTGTAGGCCTTGAAAGTGTCTCTTGTTACGATTGTCGCGGCCTTGTGTCCGATCTGGAGCTTCGGATCGCACCAGATCTTGTACCCGCAGCCCCTCGCCCGCATGCAGAAGCTCAGATCCTCGCCGAAGCCAGGAAGAGGCTCGAACAACGTGTGATACTTGTTGGCCACGGTCTCCAGCACTTCCGTCCGCATCATGACAGCCCCGAACCCGCAGCCCTCCACCTCGAAAAGCTCGCTTTCCGGGTATTCGAGCACGGTTTCCGTCTCGGTGTCTTCCGCCGTCAGCCCCCTGCGGAGCTTTGACCAGAGCACCGGCTTGTACGGCGGCCGGCGCATGTGATACACAGCCGTCACCATGTCCCGGCCCTTCATATCGTCCATTAGTTCGATCAGCAGGGTGTCCGGGAAAACCATGTCGCTGTCCAGCCAGAGCACAAAGTCGGATTTCTCCTGGATGGCAATCTGCCCCAGGTCCGTCCGTGCCTGGTAGATCAGCGAACAGGATGTGAAGGCATGCTGCACGCTTCCGACGTGCTTCAGGTTGCACAGGCTTTTGCAGAACTCGGTCTGCACTTGGTCCATGCAAGGCACAGCGATCATCGTTTTCATTTTTCCATCCCTTCCTCATCCCTTGGAAAGAAAGCGCCGGAGCGGGTAAGGGATGTAACCCCGCTCCGGCATATCCTCAGGCCGTCGCCTTCAGATCATCAGGAAGCAGTGCTGACCAGGCGCACGATGGCGTC